CGCGGCAGGCTGGCCATCATTGCCTCCACTGCTTCGGCTGCCGCTGTATCCATGCTGTCGTACAGATCATCGCTATCCGCAAAGGCATCACTGCACAAGCCGGCAGAGCGACGGTGCCAACCCAAGTTTAATGTCCGCTTGCGCTGCCACTCCAGCCACACCGCCAGGCACACATCAAGCGGTTCCTGCTGCACCACCCGCACTTCCACCCTGTGAATCGCCACCATTGTCATTGCTCCTCTTGATTTGCTGCCTCTGGGGAAGGCTTAAAGCGTTTCCTGTCCAACCTCAAAAGGTTGGACGAAAAGGTTGGACGGCTGGAACCCGCATAGACACTAGGTTTGCCAACCTCCCAACCCGTCCAACCTGTTTTTGAATTTGAACTGTGAACGCAATCCGTCGCACGTATGTGCGCGCATACGTGCGTATACGTGTGTGCGTGTAGGTTGGCGAGGTCGGGAGGTTGGCGGGGCCTGTATCCATGCGGGTTCCAGCCGTCCAACCTCAAAAACAACAGGTTGGACGGCTGGGCATTTTGCACAGGTTGGACGCATGCGACCGCAAACGATACAGCCTTTTCCGCCTGCGCACATGGCGCCCGCGATCCCTGGCTGTCCGCAGGCGATGCCACGTCCAGTTTGTGCATAGTATAAGTCATGGCCGCCCGCCTTCCGTAGGCTCTGCCACTGGGCGCTCGAAATAGCGCTCGCGCGCGCCGGCAGTGTCCCTGCCCTTCGTCCACCCGAGCTTGCGCATGATGGCGCTGACACGCATGGATTCCTGCTTGGACGGGCCCAGCTTCGATAGTTCGAAGTGCAACCCCTTGGTCAGGATTTCCCTCGCGGTCACGCGCTGACGCGGCCCGGCCAGCGTGGGCTTGCCATCCGCATCGATGCCCTGCAAGTACTCGTAGACACGCCCGTGCCAGATATCTGGAATTTCACGGCTTTCCTGGTACTCGTCAATCAACCCTTTTTGCTGATCGCGAGTAGGCCACCACTTCACGCCCTGCCGCAGCATATGCACGGCTTCGCCGAATAGCTGGTCACGGTCCCGCGCCAACGCCTCCAGGTCGAGCCGCCCGGTGTCAACGGGCCAGAACCGCCTGTTACCGGTCGTGTCTTTGAAATATTCGTTTTCGTTGGTCGTCGCGGCGAAAGCGCAGCGGCGCGGCATATTCTTCATGCGGCGCCCATACGGCTCGCGGAAGCGATCGACGGTGCTGGACATGAACGCCTTGATGGCAGTCACCTCCGACCGGTTGAACTGCTCCAGTTCGGCGACCTCGTAAAGCAACACGCCCTGGATCGACAGGTAGCCGTCCTTTTCGCCCATGCGGAAAGGCGTGTCAGCGAACCAGTCGCCGCCCAGGATCTTCAGCGCCGTGGACTTGCCCTCGCCCTGACTGCCTTCAAATACGGGCGCGTAATCATTCTTCACGCCGGGCCTGTAGGCGCGCACCACGATGCCCACCATGAACATGGTGGCGATCAGGCGAAGGTAATCGCAGTCCGGCGCGCCCCAGTAGCGCGAGAAGGCCGTCGGAACCCGCGAAGCGCCATCCCAGGTAGCGGCGCAGTGGTCGAGGTAGTCGGTCACCGGGTTGAAAGCGTGCTCGCGTGCGGCCTGGGCCACGCCCTTTTCGATATCCCCGATCGCGGCCAGCAGCAAGCTGTGGTTCTGTGCCATGTACATGCCGAGGCGAAAGTCATCGTTTTCCGTCCACTCGCCCGGCTCACTGGGCCAGGGGGGCGAACGACGCTTGACCTGCAAACCGGAGAACAGGTCCAGCCCCACAAGGCCAATCAGGCGCGCATCGTGTTCCATCACGGTGAAGACGTTTTCCCGGCAGCCCTTGATGCCGCCGTTCGCCGTCGGAATCAGCATGGCCCGCAGGCGCGCTGGGTCCACTCCCTTCGCGGAAGCCCCACAAGGGGTAGAAGCAGCGGGTGCTGGTGCTGCTTCTACCCCTTGCACCGCTGCCGCTTCGGGAGGGGTCTCTGGGGCGCGAAGCTTTGTAGCCCAGGACAGCACTTCTTCAACGGACGCACCACCGGAGACCAGGTCATGGATGTCCCAGCCGTCCGCAACGACACCAGGAGCAGGAATGTCGACGAAGAAGACGCTGCAACCTTGCTTGGTCAGTATTGCGGCGATCTCCTGCATCGCCTTCATACCGGGCTGTTCCGCCTCCGGCTTAAGCTGGCCCGCCTTTTCATGACCATCCTTATAGCGCTGAGAATCGGCGTCTGCCCACAGGACGACATCGCAGTCGCGGACCAATGTCCAGTCGGCCTTGTTCACCGCTTTGCACCCGCCTGGCCAGCTCAGCAAATCGAAGTCTTCACCCAGGATGGCGTGACCGGTATCGGCGCACTTCTCGCCCTCGACAACCAGCTTGGTCACGCCAGCGCGCAAGGTGCCTTTCAGGTACAACGGCCGCGGCTCAGGGAAGGCGCGCCAGCGCCACTCTGCCCTGCCCGTTTCCGGGTCTCGGGCATACACGCATGGCAACACTTCCTTGCCGCCGTCGGACGTCGTGAAGCGATTGACCACGCCCAGCAACTGGCCCGCCTCGTTCCGGTATTCCCACACGCTGTCCGGGCGGCCCCGCACGACATGCGCCTTGGGGTACGTGCACGCATCGCCCGGCACAGGCAAGATTGGCTCCCACACCGCACGGGCTTTTGCTGGCGCGGCAGGCTTCGCGGCGGCCGGTTTTTCGGCCGGCAACGGCGCCGCCTTCGCCTTACCCGCGTGGCTGCTTTTGTATTTTTCCCATTCCGGATTGGGCGTCAGCTCAATGCCGAGCTCGCCGGCCAGCTCGGCGCACGCCTTGCCGGCGCCAACGCGGTGGATGTAGGCGTACAACGAGATCATGTCGTTGCCGCCGGCGTCATCGGAAAAGTCGGACCATACGCCGGCCTTGTCTCCGGTCAACCGCACTTTCATCGAACGACCAGCCTCGCCATGGCGCGATCCGACGCAGAACTCGTTCCCTTCACGAATGCCATTCGGCAACCACCTGCCAAGCAACGTCTCGATGCTGGCCAGTGCCGCCTCATTCACCCGAGGGAAATCGTCGAGCGTCATCCCTGGGCCATCCCATCCATGCGAGCGACCAATTCATGCAGCACGCGGTCCGCGCGCAGCACCAGGTCACGCACACGGGCCACTTCATTCCGCTCGATCCGGCCATCGGCCAGCGCCTCATGCACCGCCTTGCCCAGGTCGGCATTGGCCGACCATATGCCGGTGACGATTTCCAGCACCGCCAGGTCGGACGACTGGACGTTGTCGCCGACACGCACGCACACATAGCCGTGGTTTGCCGCCAATGCATGCAGCACGCCGTGATTGCCGGTCAGTGCCATGGCGCGGTCAACGTCGCCCAAGCCGACAATGTTGCCGATGGCATTAGGGTTGGCCTTGTTGCGCAGCACCGCCGCCGACACGCCCATGCGCACCGCCAGGGCTTCGCAGCCTCCTGGCGCGCTGTGCACCGTTTCATGGAAGGCGTCATAAATGTTCATGCAGATACCTCAAATAAGGGTAAGGGTTGCCAAATGCGCTACTATTTCCGTTCCCCAACATCAACAGCAGCACAACGGAAACCTTATGAAACTTGATCGAGAATTGCAGCTCAACCTTCTGAACCTTCTTGCTGACAAATACCCGAAACAACTGCCTCTCCGACCGAACAATGGCGCCGATCCACTTGTCGTCGCGAATCTGACGTACTTGGCCGAGCATGGACTGGTTGAGCTCGTTAAAAACAGGGCCATCTCCTCAGGAGGCTTAAAGTTTGAATCCGCGGCAATCACAGCAAAAGGCATGGATTTTCTCGCCGGTGACGGCGGCCTCTCCGCTATTTTTGGGGTGGTTATCGTGAAATTGCACGACGAAACCATCCGCCATCTGCTGGAAGCTCGAATTGAATCGTCTAACCTTCCGCCTGACGATAAGAAGAGATGGCTTGATCAGCTTCGAGAGCTGCGGGGCGAGTCCATAAAACATTTGACAATGAAACTATTGGATGCGGGACTGGAGAACTGGCCGGCAGCACTTGCTGCAATCCGAACGTCCCTACCAGCCGGCTGAGGACCAATTCGTCGGCGCCGGCGCAACGCACGTAGTGCAGATAGCCCAATGGCTCGCAGTCCACTTGTTTGCAGCCCAAGGCAAGCCAGAATTCATCCAGTTCGGTTTCCACCAGCAGGTAGGGTTCAGTCGCGCCAACGAATGCACGATCTCCGATCAGCACCAGTGCATCAGGTTTCATGACGTTGCAATTGCTCATACGAAAACCCCTTCAAAAAATGATGTAAACAACAACTCGGCACGGCAAGATGGCAACATGGAAAATTATCGAGACCAAAAAATTTCCTATAAGCAATCTTGTGGGCGAAAAAATAGCCGGCTCCCGAAGTCGGCGCTTCCGCCCCTTTCACTCCTGCGGTTTGTCTCCGACCGCTATTTGACTTTCGGCGACCACGACCACAGCGCCATCTGGCACGGTGTCGAGGATGTTGTGAGGGGATGCCGGCTGGCGGCCGGCGCGGCCTGGCTCTGGCGTGGGGTCGGTGGCGCGGCGGGTGTGCGTTGGCGCGAGCTCGGGCCAATTCGCTGCCCAGTCGTCGGGACGCAGGTCCATTCGCGTCACCTGCCCGCCGCTTTGGCGCTCAATCGCAACGCAGGTGGCTATGTTCAGCAGTTGACCGGAGCTCGCAGCTTTCCGAAGGTATCCAACGCTGGTCCCGCACGCCTCCGCAAATGCGACTTGCTCGGGCTTGGCGAGGCTGTTCAGGTATTTGATTAGCTTGTCCATGCGCTCATATTACTAAACAGTAATAGCATGGTCAATACCCTTTGGTGATTTACTGATTAGTAATCGGGGTGGACAATGTTGTGCATGGAAATTCAAGACATTCGCCGCGCTCGCCTAGCGCAATTGATACGGGAACAGTTCGAGTCTCAGGCTGACTTCGTCTCTAAGACTGGCGCCAACCAAGGCGAAGTCTCCGCGCTGCTGCGCAACAAGTCATTCGGTGAAAAGAAGGCGCGCAAGATCGAAACGGATTGCGGCCTGCCTGTCGGCTGGCTCGACACACCAGCCGAACCACCAACACCCACCAGCATGGGAATTTCGAACGCCATTCCGATTGTGCTGACGGACGAGCACTCACCGGACCAGGTGCGGATCCCGATGGTTACGTTGAGGCTGCAGGCGGGCGTGATGGGAATCCAGACGGAGCCGGATCGCCGAGATGGCGGCACGCTCGGCCTTTCCATGAGCTGGGTGCGGCGCAAAGGGTACGACCCTCAGCAACTCCTGGCCATCCCTGTGAAGGGCGAGAGCATGGAACCGACCTTCTACGAGGGTGATGTTGTCGTCATCAATTTGGCCGACAAACAGCCTGTAGACAACGGCGTGTATGCGATTAACTACGAAGGTGAGGCCGTGGTAAAGCGAATGGCGCGTGATGCCGGCCAGTGGTGGCTAATGTCCGACAACCCTGACCAGCGGCGCCACTTCCGCCGGGCATGCCATGGTAAAGAATGCATCATCATCGGGCGCGTTGTTCGCCGTGAGGGCGATCAGTTCTAATGCGGATAAGTTATGAGCGACCTACGTGTTGAAGAGCCCCACGCTAAGTACTTGCTGGATGAGGACATCTTATTGATCTCATATCCGCCATTACTTCAGAATTTAGATGGCCTTATTCGTGAAATTCGCGCGGAGATAAGTGCTGGAATCAACGATTCAGACAAGCTTTATCGACTGCATACCAAGATGTTGTCAACAGGTGCAGAGCTGGCAAAGCTAACCAGTAATGCTCAGTTGAATTCAACCGAATTAATGAAGCAATTTCAATCTCTTGAGGAGACGCGGAAAGTTGCTGCGGAAATAACAGATGCACTTCAGTTCAAAATCGCTAGATTGGAACGTGAGCTTGAAGCAGGTCGAGCCTCCTCTGGTACACCTCCAAATTTAGTTCAGTCCGATGCCACTGGTCCGGTTGACAGCCCGATCATTGCGGGAGAAGATGCCCAAATGAGCCAACTTACCAGAGAAGAGCTTGACGCAAAACTTGAAGCCATGGAAGCACGCATGGATGGCAGGGTTGCGTCAATAGAATCAAGTGTAAATGTTTTTTTGGCACGTCAGGATGAGCGTTTCGTCCGTCTTGACGAACAGTTAGGCCGAATGGCAGAGGACGTCACCCAAACGCAAGCAGACGTTAAGAATCTCAAATCTACTATAATAGTCACCGCCATCAGTGTTGTTTTAGCAATTGTCCTGGGCGTCGCCGCATTCAATGCAACTGTACTCTCTAACATGCTCGCTTCGTTCGAGTCAGGCAAGAATACTGCTTCCGCGCAAGCAGAAGTAAAGAAGCAGGTAGAGGAAACCGGCCAATTGCTAAAGAAGCTCCAAGAAGAACAGGCTAGATCCACTGCGAAGCCAAGCGACAGCAAAAAATAGCATCCCTACCCTTCCAACCGAGCCCGACCCGACCGGGCTTTTTTTTTTACGTTTTTTACGTCTGTTGCACCCGTGCGAAAAAAATACCACTAAACATTACCTTTTAGTATTGACTCAATACATTACTGTTTAGTAATATACCTCCATCGACGCAGCACCTCAACGATGGAGACATGCATGACACTCGGCGCCGCCAACACTTCACCGCTCGCAGCCACCCCAGTCACTGAAAATCATGGCGCACCGCGCAACTTCAACTTCTCGGTTACATCCGGCGTATTTTCCGTTCCGCCAGGCGTTGACGATGGCCGCCGTTTTTCGGTAATCGCCATGCAGCCTGGGTGCGAGGAGCAGTCCCCCGCACCGAGCGCGCGCACTCAGTCGGCCGAACGCGCCCGCCAGCACCACGCCTTCATCGAAGCCCAGCAGCGCGCCAGCGGCGTGCGCGCCCGGCCCTGCCCCACCGGCTGCTATTCGCTCTACAACGCCCACGGCCAGTTCATCGGCCGCACCGTGAGCGGCGACGGCGGCGGCTTCTGCAAATCGACGCTGCGCACCATGGCCATGCGCATGGCGCACAGCGAAGAGCTGGCGAACGCCTGCCGCATGGTGGACCAAGACTATGAGGCGATGGGCACCGTCACGCCGGTGACCGTCGCGCTGCTGCGCAAGCTGCTCGGCACCATCGGCGCCGCGTAACGCTGCGATTCGCCATGTTCGCGCTCATCAGCTACTACCGGCACTACCGCCGTTGCGGTCACACCACTGGCTGCGCGCTGCGCCGCGCTTGGCAGCTGCTGCGCCACGGCTTTTGAACCATGGCGCGGCCCGAACCTGATCGCGCCGCGCTGGAAGCCGCCCACCGGGCGCTCCGCACCACCCTGCGCCTGGAAGACATGTTGATGGTGCCGGCCCACGCCATCGTTTTGAACATCCTCGCCCGCCGGCATATGCAGCGCCGCGCGCGGGTCGATTTGAAGAAGCTGCAAGCCAACGATAACGAATAGGACAAATACCATGGGTAAAGCGATTTTCATATTCGGCCCACAAGGCTGCGGCAAGAGCACATATGCCCCAGACCTCATGCGCTATTTCAACAAGAAAGTGGCGCTTGACTACGTGCCCGGTACGCCACTGGGGAACTATCCCGAGCAGGCGATTGTATTTTCAGATATCGAGAATCCAGGGTTCATTCCATTCGAAGTCGCAATGCATGCAGCACGAGTCGCTGATCCGATGATTCAGCACTGGCGCGAGGAATGGTTCCAAGGCCACCTTTCTCTCAAATATCAGACCACTACAGTGCAAGAAGCCTACCGCAGCTATGTGGCGTTTGCGGAAAAAAACGGCGGAGCAATAACAACGCTCACGAAATTCGGCGCATTGCTCGGACAGCATGAACATGTCGAACGCCGGCGTTCTGGCAAGAAGGTCTGCACGTTTGTCGTAGTTGAACAGGAAGGAACCAGCCCGACCGCATCTGCGACGCCGGCCCGGCTGGTGAAAACTTACGGACTCATGGATCTGAACACACTGGATGACTGCCTGTGCTCACTCATGTCAACCATCGAGGACGGCCTTATCACTGCAGGCTTCACTCCTGGCTCCGACTATACGCGCCGCGACTTGCTCAATGCCGCGATCCCCCTGTTGCAGAAACCATGGACGGAGCAAGGCCTGACCATCGTCACATCCTATCCCGCCTTCACCAACGATAACGACTGAAAGGAAGTCCCATGTGCCATCGCGATTCGATCGAGCAGCAGCATGAAGCGGAACTGCACGCCGCCGCGGCCGCCACGTTCCAGCTGGACCGGGCAGCGCTGCTGTCCGCCGTGCTGACGCTCACCCAGCATTGCCGCGCCAGCGCGGAGGCCTGCCGCATCATCAACAGCCCCAGCCTGCACGAACTCAACCCGCCGCTGGCGCCGGCGGCCGCCCTGTTCGACACCATCGCCGACCTGAGCTTGACCGGCCAGGACATTACCGATCCCACCCGCTCGTATCGCCAGATGGCGCATGGCCTGGCCAATGCGATCGCGAACATCTTCTCCCTGGCGGCGTCTCAAGACATCGACCTGGGCGAAATCCTCGCGACCCAGCTGGTGAGCAACGCCACCGAGCCACTTCCGTTTTAACCCACCCGAAAGGCCCATCCACCATGAGCAAAGCATTTGCCATCTTCCTGCCCGAGCTGCGAGACGGCCGCACCCACGCCGAACTGACCAACCTGCTGGGCGAGCTGCTGAACAAGGTCAAAAACACCGGCAAGGCCGGCAGCATCACGCTGCAAATCAGCGTCGGCCCGGCCGGCAAAGGCCAGGACGTCGACAAAGTCGTCATCACGGACAAGATCACCGCGAAGATGCCGATGCCGGAGCGCGGCAGCGACTTCTACTGGCTGACCGACGACGCCGATTTGTCCCGCAACCACCCGCGGCAGTCCACGCTGGACCTGCGCGACGTCACCGCCACCACCCCCACCACGTTTAAGGAAGCCGCAAAATGACCCAACCATCCGCCCTGGCGCCAGAATCCATCGAAGCGCTGACCACCCTGCTCGCCGCCGCCCTCGACATCAAGGAAATCGGCGAATCATCCCACCTGGTGATTCCCGAAGGTTATAAGCACGTCGACTTGACCAAGGCCATCGAAGCCGCCGCGCCGACGCCGGCCCGCAAGAAGGGTACCGTCGCCCTGGGCGATGTCGCCAGCTTCACGAAATACCTGTGCGACCAGGCGCATACGGACCATTGCTACATCTACGCGGACATGGAAACCCGCATGCTCACGGCAGTCATCAACGACCACATGGCGGGCGAGGAATCCGCTGGCTGGCGCGATCACCGCGCCGTCTACACCGCAGAGCTGAGCCGCGAAATGGCGAAGTGGCTGGAATTCGATGGCAAGACCATGGACCAGGAACAGTTCGCCACCTTCCTCGAAGATAACATCGCCGACGTCGTCGAACCATCCGGCGAAACGCTGCTGCAAGTGGCGCTCACGCTGCAGGCCACCACCGGCGTCGACTTCAAGAGCCACCGCCGCCTGGACAACGGCCAGGTGCAACTGGGCTACACCGAGACCACCACGGCCACGGCCGGCGCCGACGGCAACCTCACCATCCCGCGCGACTTTACCATCGGCCTGCGCGTGTTCCGCAGTGCCATCGAGGGTTACCGCATCAAGGCGCGCCTGAAATACCGCCTGGGCGGCGGCAAGCTGAAATTCTGGTACGAGCTGGACCGCCCGCAGAACGCCATCGAAGACAACTTCAAGGAGCACGTGGCCAGCGCGGTCGCCAGCGGCTTCACGGTTCTGATGGGCAAGCCATAAGGAGCGCCGCCATGCAAACCGCAAACCGCATCGCCATCGGCACTACCGTTACCTTCGACTCGGATGAAGGCCCGCAGCGTGGCACCGTGCACGCCCTCAAGCCCGACCTGGGCAACGGCCAGAAATACGCGCTGGTGAAAGTCCCCGGCACGCTGAACGGCGAACCGTGGGCCATGCCCATCGACCAGCTGCAGCGCGCCACTACCCGCGCCTGAACGCCATGAGCCGCCGCCACCGCCGCCTGCCGCCGGGCAAAGTGCCGATGACCAGCCCCGCGCGTAACCGCCTGGCGCTGGAGCTGCATATGTCCGTCGAATTGCTGCTGGCGCAGCCGTCACCCGATGCCTTCAACCAGGTATCGAAGATGCTGGCGGCGCTGGACCGCGCCGGAATGAAATGCCCGGCGCTGGAACAGGCCAGCAGCACCATGTGCCTGATCTGCGACCGCTTTGAACGTGTGGGTAAGGTCGGCGCCTGCGAAGCGGAAGCACTGGCGCTGCGCGCGGCGGTGGCCGGCATCGACGAGCGGCTGCCGTACCTGGGCGTGGATGCGGTGGCGCGGGCGGTGGCGGAAGTTGAGGCATTTTGCGCCCTGGCAGGCGCGTAGCACGGAGCGCACCGTGAGCGACAAGCCCTTCGACCCGCAACACCACAACCGCGTGCTGCTGCACGCATGGCAGATCACGCACCCGGTGATGTATCTCGGCCGCCAGCGGTTCATTCACGGCCTGCGGTTCATGACCGAAGGCAGCACGCATGACGCGGTCGTATTCCTGACCGGGCACCCGAAACCGGTACCCGCCGTCGACGTGCAACTGGCGCCACGCATCGAACCATAACCGCCTTCGGGCATTTTCATACAGAGGAAATCACGATGTCCAACCACCATTTCATCACTGTGCCGGCCGTCACGCTGCCGAACGGCACCGCCATGCCGTCGTTCCAGGTCGGCCAATACCTGTGCAGCGAAGACCCGGAAGGCGAGGTATCGATTGCGCCCCACGTCGCGCCCTGGACGCGTATCAACTTCGCTGAAGCGCAGCGCGCTTGCGCCACCATCGACGGCAAGCTGATCACCGAATTGCAGTACCTCGCCATCGCCTACGACATCAGCCAGCAGGACATCAACTGGTCCGGCGGCAAGGTCGGCGAAGGCCATATCTTCCAGGGCCTGCACCTTGGCACCGTGGACGGCCCGCAGCCTGGCGAATTCACGCCCGGCGAAGAATGCGAACGCCGCTGGCACCAACTGTCCAACGGCGAGCGCGTCTACGACTTCGCCGGCAACGCCTACACATGGGTGTTCGACGATGTGCAGGGCGATCTGGCCGGTGTTGTGGCCCACAGCTTTGCGGCGGACTCGCCATCGATCATGACAGCGCCCTATCCCAGCATGGAAAAAGGCATGGGCTGGCGCCCGCGCGCGGGCTCGAACGGGTCTGGCCTTGCGCTCGTGCGCGGCGGCTACTGGAACGACGGGGACGACGCCGGCGTGTTCCGTCTCGGCGGCGGCTCGCCCGACTACCGCGACGGCGATGTCGGCTTCCGCTGCACCAAATAGCCCGGGCCTCTGGACCCTGGCGCCTGGTCGCCGCGTAAGCGGTGGCCATCCCCACCACCATCAACGGAGCAACACATGAACAAACACACCCAAGGCCTGTTTGGCAAATTTGCCGTATCGCGCGCAGACGGCCGCGACGGCCCAGGCGGGAAACACGAACACTGCCAGCATTTCGTACTGGACCTCGACCACGACAAGCATGCGCTGCCCGCGATCGCCGCCTATGTCGAGTCCTGCCGCGACGAGTTCCCGCAACTGGCGACCGACCTGCAGGCCAAAGTTCAGGCCAAGCTGACTTCCGACAACGCCTTCATCACGGTACCGGACGTCGCGCTGCCGAATGGCCTGTTTGTCCCGTCCTTCACGGTCGGCAAATACCTGTGCAGCCGTGGCCCGTTGGGCACCGCGCAGATCAATGCGACCAGCGCGCCGTGGGTCGACATCGACTACAACGAAGCCCGCAGTGCCTGTCATGCCGCCGGCGGCCAGCTGATTACCGAGCTGCAAGCCTTGGCGATCGCGCACGACATCGCCCAGCAGGGCATCAATTGGACCGGCGGTGCCGTCGGCGAAGGTGGAATCTATCAGGGCCTGCACCTGGGAAACTTCGACAGCGCGCAGGCCGCCGACGTGGTGTCGGACGATCCCAAGGAACGCCGCTGGCACCAGCTGTCCAACGGCGAACAGATTTTCGACTTCGCGGGCAACGCTTTCACGTGGGTGTTTGATGACGTCCAAGGCGACGAAAAAGGCCTGGTGGAACGCCCATTCGCGGCTGACTCGCCATCGATTGCTACCGCGCCCCATCCGAGCCGGAAGAAAGGCATGGGCTGGCGCCCTGACGCTGGCGACGATTGGTCTGGCGATGCGCTCGTGCGCGGCGGCTGCTGGAACGGCGGGGGCTACGCCGGCGTGTTCCGTCTCGGCGACGACTCGCCCGGCGGCCGCGGCATCCATGTCGGCTTCCGCTGCACCAAGTAGCCCGGGCCTCTGGCCCCTGGTCCCCGGTCACTGCGTAAGCGGTGGCCGGCAACGTCCTCAACCATTTTGATACAGCACATGACGCACGAACAGCAACACACCGCGCCCACGATGGAAGAAGCCACGCAATTTTCCATCCGGGCATACAAAGGCATCGAGCTGGGCCTGGGCCAGGCCGATCCGGGCGCCACGATTGCTCGCACGCTGGAACAGCAATATCCGGGGCACCTGATCCTGATCCAGTCTGGCCGCTTCCTGCAAGGCTACGACCGCACCGCCTACACGCTGCACACGCTCAAGCAATACAAACTGAAGCTGGTGGGCACGTCCGACGCACCCCACATCCGCGTTGGCTTCCCGATCGGGAATTTCAGCCGCCGCCTGTGGCCCATAGTGCAGGAATTCGGCATTCCCTATGTGGTCTCGCTGGGTAGCCACGCCGAGGGCCGCACGGTCTACGTGTCCGAACACCACGACCTGGACGGCGCCGTGCTGGCGGCCGTCTCCGATACCGTCGTGGCCGACGTCATCCACGACTTGCAGCAGCGGGCCACGCTGAACAAGGCCAGCGCCAAGGCCCTGCTCGCCAGCCCAGACACGTCCGTATTTAAACTCAAGTCCCATGCACAGGACCTGGACGGCCAACTGCTGCAGGACATCATCCGCATGCCGCGCGACCTGCGCGTCACGTACGGCGAGAACCTACGCGCTTGCATGGCCCGCATCATGCGCGCCGTGTTTGCCTACGGCCTGGAAGACAACAAAGCCCAGCTGCTCAAGAGCATTTCCGCCGACGTCGACTTGGTCAAACACTACCTGGCGCAGGGCCAACGGCTAAGCGGCCTGAAAGTCGCATTCGAGCACCGAGTGGGCTTAGCCGTTGAACTTGGCCGACTGGTGGGCGGCCTGATCCGGACAAACACGGTGCAGCCATGATCAACGAAGGGAAATTTCTGGAAGGTCTGGCAATGCGCTCGTGCGCGGCGGCTACTGGAACGACGGGGACAACGCCGGCGTGTTCAATCTCAACAACGACTCGCCCGACAACCGCAACGACAATGTCGGCTTCCGCTGACCCAAAAATCACACGCCTCGATCACGGGCACGCCCGTGTAAGGTCTATTCTTGGTCGAGATTTTCCTGGGACAAACCCGAAAGCAAGGCCACTGGCCAAACCGGGAACCGCCGTGGGGCCCACGGGCGCCGCAGCGGAACACGGCCGCAATACCGAATCCGAATTCTGGCAGCGCACCAGCCTGCCGGCGCTGTTCCGCCACTGGCGCCAGGCGCGCAAGAACAAGTCGCGCAGCCTGCGCGTGCAGCGCTTCGGCGACGACCCGCTGCGCTACCTGCTTGTGGTGCAGCAGCGGCTGCGGGACCGCACGTACACGTTCGGGCCATATAAAGAATTCGTCGTGCGCGAGAAGAAGTTCCGCCACGTGGTGGATGCGCCGATGAAAGACCGGATCGTGCACTGGCTGCTGTACGACTACATGCTGCCGATCTGGCAGCCGCGCATCATCGTGGACACGTTTGGCAATCTGCCCGGGCGCGGCACCCACGCTGCGGTGCGCCGTGTCGCCGCATTCGCCCGCTCGCCGGCGAATGCCTGGGCGCTGCAGATCGACATTTCGAAGTATTTCTACTCGATCAACCACTCGCTGCTGAAGGCCCGCATCCTGCGCTACATCGGCGACCAGGACATCCGCACGCTGCTGGTCAACCTCGTGGATTCGTACCGCACGGACGACCAGCACGACCACCTGTTCGCGGCCGACAGCGCCTACCGGCGCACCCACGACAAGGGCATGCCCATCGGGAACCTGAGCAGCCAGCTGTTTGCCAACGTGTTCCTGAACGACTTTGACCACTGGGTCAAGGAAACCCTGCGCGTCAAGGCGTACGCCAGGTACGTTGACGACATGGTGTTCATGGCCGGCACGCGCGCCGAGCTGCTCGACATCAGCGCCGCCGTGGTGGTCAAGTTGGCCGAGGACGGCCTGGTCATCAACCCGCGCAAGATCAGCCTGGCGCCGGCGGCCGCCGGCATTCCATTTCTGGGCTACATCGTGTGGCCGAACCATATCTCGGTGGGCGCTTACGGGCGCCGCCGGTACCACCAGCGCTTGCGCCAGCATGAGACCGGCGGGCGCGATCGCAGCGAGGCGCTGCAATCCTATCGGGCCATGCTGTCGCACACCGGCACAACAAACTAAGCAGAGGAATGACATGAGCGAGAACAGTAAAATCGAGTGGACCGACCACACGTTCAACCCGTGGGAAGGCTGCCAGAAAGTCGGGCCGGGTTGCGACCACTGCTATGCCGAAACGCGCAATGCACGCTTCGGCGGCGGCACGGCCGTCAATTGGGGACCGAGCGCGCCCCGCCGCCGCACCAGCGCCGCCAACTGGCGCAAGCCGCTGGCGTGGGATGCTGCGCACGCTGAGTTCTTCGCCGTGCACGGGCGCCGGCAACGCGTGTTCTGCGCCAGTCTGGCGGACGTGTTCGATAACGCGGTGGACCCGGCATGGCGTCAGGATCTGGCGGACCTCATCATGAAGACGCCGAACCTGGATTGGCTGCTGCTCACGAAACGCATCGGCAATGCCGGCGCCATGATCGGTGAAATGTTCCTGGACGGTGCGCCCGACAATGTATTGCTGGGCGCGACCGTGGTGAACCAGGCCGAGGCCGACCGCGATATTCCCAAACTGCTGCGCGTCGCAGTGGCCCGCCGCTTCCTGAGCATGGAGCCGCTGCTCGGACCGGCCGACCTGACGCGCATCGACATCGACGGCCACCGCGAGATTTACCCGCTGACAGGCTCGACCGACTGTGAAGATGCAGACGGGAAGCCTACGCCGGATCTGCCGCGCATCGTTTGGGTAATCGTCGGCGGCGAATCCGGCCCCGGCGCGCGCCCAATGCACCCCGCCTGGGTTCGCGACATCCGCGACCAGTGCGAAGCGGCCGGCGTGCCATTCCTATTCAAGCAGTGGGGCGAGTGGTGCCCGCGCGGGCCGGAATCGTTGGGGTACCCATTGGTGGAAGGCGTACCACGTATCCGCCTAACGGAATTTGGCGATAACGGCAGCGACCTGGCGGCGCGGGGCGAGGATCACGTCTGGATGAACCGCGCTGGCAAGCATGCTGCCGGCCGCCTGCTGGATGGTGTTCAGCACGACGGTTTTCCGGAGCCGCAATGAAGCGCGACAACTTCACCCTCCAGCTGGACCTGGGCCATGAGCTGGTAATTGATAATTTTGCCGGTGGCGGCGGCGCATCGACGGGCATTGAGCAGGCATTCGGGCGCCCGGTCGACATCGCCATCAACCACAACGGCGAAGCGCTCGCTATGCATGCGGCCAACCACCCGCACACAGCGCATTACCGCGAAGACGTGTACGCCGTGCACCCGGGCTTCGTCACCGGCCAGCGCCCAATCGGCCTGGCGTGGTTCAGCCCAGACTGCAAGCACCACAGCAAGGCTAAAGGCGGCAAGCCGCGCGAGAAGAAAATCCGGGGCTTGGCCTGGGTCACGCTGAAATGGGCCACGTTCCAGATGCCGCGCTGCATCGGGCTGGAGAACGTCGAGGAATTCGAAGACTGGGGCCCGCTGGATGCCGACGGGCACCCGATCGCCGCCGAGAAAGGGCGCACCTTCCGTGCGTTTGTCGCAGCGCTCACCACCGGCCTGGACCCCGCCCATCCCGACGTCCAGGAGATTTACGACGCACTCGGCGCCGACTTTCCGATGGAACGCTTGTACAAGGGCTTGGGCTACCAGCTTGAGTACCGCGTGCTGCGCGCCTGCGACTTCGGCACCCCGACGATCCGTAAGCGCCTGTTCCTGTTCGCACGCCGCGACGGTCTACCTATCGTCTGGCCCACGCCGACGCATGGCGACCCGCGCGCGAAGAATTTCGCGCGTTCAGGCCTGACGCCGTGGCGCACCGCCGCCGAATGCATCGACTGGTCGATCCCATGCACCAGCATCTTCGGGCGCAAGAAGCCTCTGGCCGACGCTACCATGCGCCGCATCGCCAAGGGCTTGGTGAAGTACGTCATCGAGTGCGACGATCCATTCATCGCGCCCGGCGCCGCCGCCCCGTTCCTTACGGAGCACGCAAATGGATCGACACAGCGCGTGTTCGACATCAGCGAACCGCTCCGCACCCAATGTGCTGAAATCAAGGGCGGCCACTTCGCGCTGGTGACCGCCATGCTCGCCAAGCATTACGGCGGCGTTACCGGTACGGACGTCCGGGTGCCATTCGGCACCGTCACCACGGTCGACCACCACTCGGTGGTCGCCAGCACGCTGGTGAAGCTGCGCAACAACCAGTTCGGCCAGGACTTGCGCGAACCGATGCCTACCCTCACGGCCGGCGGTTGCCACGTGGGCGAAGTCCGCGCTTTCCTGATCAAGTATTACAGCGAAGGCGGCCAGGACCAATCCGCCAACGACCCGATGCACACGATCCCTACCAAGGACCGCATTGGGCTGGTGACGATCCGGGGCGAGAACTACGCCATTGTCGATATCGGCATGCGCATGCTGACGCCGCGCGAGCTGGCCCGCGCTCAAGGATTTCCTGACACGTACATCCTTGACCTGGTGCACAACGGCCGGCGCCTGTCGAAAGCAGCGCAGGTACGCATGATCGGCAACAGCGTGTGCCCACCGGTGGCTGAAGCGCTGATCCGCGCGAACTTCCAGCATGAAAACAAATTTTCGAGGGCCGCTTGAGCGCCCCGGATCAAGTTCCAGAACACAGGAAACAATGATGAGCACACTCGATGTTCTTACACCCGAACAGGCCGCTGAAGCGCTGGGCTGCGAGCCGCAGCACGTGAACGAATTGGCCTCGCAGCGCAAGCTGCCGGCCGTCAAATATGGCCGTTCCTGGCGCTTCCCGGTCGCCGCGATGAACCAGTTCCTGGCCCAGCGCGCGCTGGACCACATCGCCACAGCAGCAGCTACGCCGGCGCCAACGCCCATGCCCAAGCCGGCCGGGCGGCGCCGCGCACTGCCGGACCTTTCGAAGTGCTAAGCCCAGAGCCGGTCAGCCAGATCGGAGCCGCGAAGCGACAGGTAGCGCATGAACATGGTGAAATTCTCATGGCCGGTGATCTTCATGCACTCTTCGCTGCGGAACATCCAGCCGCCGTCCGGCGTCCGCATCGTAACCCAGCGGCATGTCGCCTCATGCCGCAAATCGTGTTCAGTTAAGCCCTCGCACCCCGCATATCTGAATGCCGTGGCAAAGGCCGCACTGAGTTTAGCCGTCACACGCTTGAGCTGCTCTTTGTCGCCATCCCACCAGGGAAAAATCGGCGTATTGGGACTTGCGGCCGCAACTCGGCGCTCCAGCATGTCGTAGATCGCTGGCAAGATTGGGACATCCCGCGCGGCGCCGGTTTTGCTGGCGCCGATGTGGATGGTGCGCAATGGCAGGCGAACGTCCGCCGGGCGCAGGGAATATGCTTCCCGCAACCGTAACCCGGTGTTGACGATAAGGCTGTACAGGTCAAGCATCGCATCGCCTTCAGGGAGCGCCAACGGGCGTTGCCGGTCATCGCGCTTCTCACCACGCAAGGCGGCGCGGATTGCCTCATCTTCCCCTTCCCTCAATCGCCGATCCCTTGACTGGTCGACCTTGGCGCGCTTTTCTTCATGCCCATCCAAAATCGTCCGCTCGTGATCGTTGTAGGCCGAATAATTCTTGGGTAAAAGGCGCAATGGGTTGGCCAGCGGCTGCTGGCCATCGGCGGCCTGGCGCTTGAGGTGCCAATCCAGCAGCCGGGCAACAGCGCCGACGCGTTTCCGGATCGTGCCGGGCGCGAGATTCTTGACCAGCTTCATCGATTTGACCCAGTCTTCAGCCCATTTATAGCGGGTGGCGTCGTCGACGCGCACCATGCCAAGCTCATTGATCCCCATGAGCATGTCGAGGATTGAGACATCCAGGGCGCTGACCGATACTGCGGACTGGTAATCAGCAATCAGGCGGCCGAGTGTCATGGTCGTTCCCCTGTCACGCTTGGCGGCCAGCTCGGCCGGCACGACGCCACGCGACAATAGCGCTTCGAGTTGCTCGCCATAATTCCGTGCATCGGCCTCCACCTCAAAGGTGGCAGTGAAAATTTTGGGTAAAAGAGAATGCTTGACCCGCAGCTCGAATTTCGCGCCGCGTGGCCGGACCACAATGGACATGCCGCTCCCCGATCAAAAATTGACGAGGGATTGTATCTGGCATAGACGGCCAAAGCGAGCCGTTTTAAGGTAGCCCTGTTACCAGAATGAGGTAGCGGTGAGCCGATTTCAGGGAATTTGAAACGAATTCAGCGACTCGACCTAGGAGCATTCTCTAGGTAAGTCGCTGATTACATTGATATATTCTGGAGGCGAGGACGGGAGTCGAACCCGTCTAGACGGCTTTGCAGGCCGCTGCATAACCGCTTTGCTACCTCGCCAGGGAGACTTGACTGAAACGGCAGCCGGTTATTGTCTGCCGTTCGGAATTCTGGAGCGGGAGAAGAGTCTCGAACTCTCGACCTCAACCTTGGCAAGGTTGCGCTCTACCAACTGAGCTACTCCCGCATGGAGTGTGACGTGCCGTGAAAACCTGGAGCGGGAGAAGAGTCTCGAACTCTCGACCTCAACCTTGGCAAGGTTGCGCTCTACCAACTGAGCTACTCCCGCATGGAGTTTGTTGCACCATCATTTATTACAGTAAAACCTGGAGCGGGAGAAGAGTCTCGAACTCTCGACCTCAACCTTGGCAAGGTTGCGCTCTACCAACTGAGCTACTCCCGCATGGAGTCTTACTTTTACATCTACCGCTTGCTGCTGCCCCAGTGAACTGGAGCGGGAGAAGAGTCTCGAACTCTCGACCTCAACCTTGGCAAGGTTGCGC